ATTATTGGGTGTGCATGAACAAGGATCATTACAAGACTTAGTAGGCGCAGGTACATCATTTTCAAATGGTTTTCTTCCGGGTTATTCATCTGCTAATGCATTCGACAAATATGTTACAGAATATAGATCACTTCAAACTGGTGAAGATGTTGTTAAGTCAGCATTTTTAGGTTATGATTTTGGACCAATTAAATTATCAAACGGTCGTACAAGATATGGAATAGAAACAGCTATTAAATTCGATGTTTCACGTATTCAAATATTACAAGGGTGTGATTCAGGTAATAGAGTTACTAAAATACGCATAGAACGCTCTAACGACGGCGAGAAGTGGTTTGGTGTTGCGATACAGAACCTACCTGACTGTGATGGTATGGTGACGTTAAACTTTGCTAGAAGCGTTCCTAGTAGATATTGGAGAATTAGACCTGTTACATTTAATGGTGGTCCAGATGATTATTGGAGTATAAAAGCACTTCAATTCATTGATTACGAAAAAACTAAAATTAATAATATCCAAGATAGAATTTTATTGGAAAATAGAGATAGAGATTATGATGAAAATCCAATAAAAATGAAGTGTGCATATCAGCCAATCGACACTATTGGAAATCAAACCAAATTTGGTTTTATGCCCGGTAGTGATAAATGGGTGCTTGAAGTTAGTTTTACTTCAGCAATTCAAATGTTGGGGCGTCCATTTGTTATAGGTGATATTATTGAACTTCCATCAGAAACACAGTATAGTGCTAACTTGACACCAACTAAAAAATATCTTGAAGTTGAAGATACTGGTTGGAGTGTTAATGGATATACACCAACATGGGTTCCGACATTAATGCGATTGATTGCGGTTCCAGCGATATCTTCACAAGAAACCCAAGATTTATTTGGTAAATTAACTCGTGATGTTGATTCGAGTGGACTGGTTGATATTGATAATGGTCAAAATGATGTGTATCAAGATTATTCTGATATTAGTCAAACTATTAAGGCAGATTCAAATACTGCGGTTCCTGAAAGGGGTGAAGACGTTGCAAACGTTGCTAAATTGAGTGATGAATTATTAGCATTTAGTGACGCACATCCAGAAATGAATTTTAGAAAATTAGATAGAAAAAGAAGCCCATACAGTGCTGATGCATTGCCACCTAATGGACAATCTTATACTGAAGGGGAAGAATTTCCCACAGGAACAGTTGTCGATGGAGCATATCATAGACAGACGTATGATCAAATCAGGAAGGGAATTCCGCCACGTTTATATAGATACTCTAAAGCTAAAGGGTATTGGGTTTATTTAGAAACAGATAAAAGATATGCTGCCAAAAATACAAAACCAAGATTACAAGAATTTTTGGACCCAGAGCGATCATCTGTTACTAAAAATAACGAATTGGATGGCTAAGTTATAATTTGTTATTTAAAAACAACACAATCTCCTGTATAGTTGCCATATGGAGATTTCATGAACGATCAAAAAGAAAAATTAATATTAGAGAATTTAATATCATCAAAGGACATATTTGCTAGATGTATATCACTACTTAAACCTAATTATTTTAGCCCTGAATATAGAGGCGTATTAACGTTTGTCTTAGAATACTTTCAAAATTATCATGCCATCCCACACACCAGCACTATTGAAGCAGAGAGTGGTGTGAAACTTAAAATAAGACCTGTATCAAAAGATGAGTACAATTATACTTGTGATTCTATTGAGAAATTTTGTCAAACTTCTGCATTGAAATCTGCGATATTACTTTCTTCAAATAAAGTTAATAGTCCAGATGTTAATATGGGTGAAATATTAGAAATATTTAAAGAGGTAGTAACAATATCACTTCCAAAAGATTTAGGAATAAATCTTTACGATAACCCAGAAGATAAACTGCGTTCATTTATAGAAACGCAACTGTATCTCCCAACCATGATATATGGCATAGATAGATACCTTGATGGTGGATGTGCACGTAAGCAATTAACATTGTTCTCGGCTAACTCTGGTGTTGGTAAATCTATTATGCTGGCAAATATTGGTGCTAATTATTCTAAGCAAGGTTATAAAGTATTATACCTTTCATTGGAATTAGCTGAACCTATGGTTTATCTTAGATTGTCATCTATTGTTACTGGAGTATCAGCAAAAGAATGGAAGGAAAAAATACCAGAAATATCTCATAAAATCAGTGACTTACATGAAAATGGTGCTGGTGATTATATCATAAAACGAATTAAGAATGGTTCGTCTGCAAATGATATTCGATCATATTTAAAGACTTACGAAGTGGAGTATGGGTATTCACCAGATATTCTCATTGTAGATTATCTTGATATCATGCACCCTAACGAAGGTATAAAAAATCTATCCATTTCAGAACAAGATAAATTGAAGGCAGAACAATTAACCGAACTTTTACACGAATACAATTGTGTGGGATTATCAGCTTCTCAACAGAACAGAGATGCATTGAATAAATCAACACCTGATCAAAGTGGTATTGCTGGTGGGTTGAGTAAGGTGAATGCCGTGGATAATTATATTTCTATTCATATGGACCCTGCAATGCGTTTGAATGGTCAGATGTTAGTGTACTTCTTAAAAACTCGTTCATCTGATGGTGTTGGGAAAAATGCCCAACTAATGTTTAACCCTAATAATTTAATAATATGTGATAGTAATGCTACAACAACCAAAATATCACCTAGATCAGAATTAGTTATAGATAATAAGAACAGACGCCAAGCGAACAGTAAAAAGAAATCTAGGGCTGATGAAATTTTAAATAAAATTAAGAATGAAAACATGCCAGAAGAAAAGCCCGAAACAGTACAAAGAGAACATGATATTATAAATGATAATAGTATACTAGAGCAACACTTGGAAGAAATAAAGCGAGAACAAGAATTTAACAATCCGCCAGAAACAAAAAGAGAACAATCTGGATTAGATAGTTTAGTAGATATAATTACATAACGGAGATAGATATGATTCACAAATTAGTAGTAGATAAATCGATAGTAATAAAATTTAAAGAACAACAAGTAGTCGTAGCAAGCCTACCGGAACATCTTCAAAATGAAATAGCTACTCTTGATAAACTTAGACAAGATAAAACAGATATTACATATGAATTGGAAAAAATTGATCTTGCAATTCAGTTTAAAATGTTATTATTACAAAAGGCACTTAGCGATCATTTTGAACCAAAAAGATTAGAGGATAACGTTGATGGTGAAGATGTTGCAGAAAAATAAGGCCACACCAAATGAGTTGGCGGATGAGTTTACAAACTATAACCAATACATACTTAACATATTGACTCAAATACAAGATTTTGATGTTTGGTATGAACAATTTTATAAAAAAGAATTTCCAAAAGAGTGGTATGGAATGATAAATTCGACAGATACAAAAGAACCAAGCTAAATATAAGGATGAAAATAAAACAAAAACAAATTACTGTACCTGTAAATCATCCTATGGAAGATTATTTAAACTTGCCAGAAGGTAGCACTGTGGACACACACACAGAGAGAGAAACTGAATTATCTAAAGCCGTAGAATATGATGAAAAGGATAATGAGTTAGAAGAAACTTATCAAGAAGTATACGATAAAGCTATTACAGGTTATGATAATTTAACAGATGAAATGGAAGTATCTGAACCAAAATTTTTAGCACGCCTCGGAGAAGTATCTGTATCCTATTTAAAAACTGCGTTAGATGCTGCAGCCATGAAGGCCCGACTTAAAGAGCATAAAGATAAAATGAGCAACAAATCTAGCTCTCCAAAAAATGTTACAACCAATCAAACTATTATTGTTAGTAGAGAGCAATTACTAGCAACATTATCAACAAAAACTGCGAATAAAAATAACGATGCGATTGATGTAGAACACATACAAATTGAAGGTAATAAAAATGAAAAAGACGAATAAAAATTTTTCCGAAGATTTTATTTTAAAATACAAAGCTGCAATTTATGCAAAATTAACTAAAGATCAATTTTCAGATATTTTAGGTATAAAATCTGAATCTCTAGTAAGACGA